GGAGAAATGTTTCCATTTGTGGTTGACCGTATGACTGGAAAATCAGGAAGCGACACTCAGTGCTGGTCAATTCACTGTCCAATATGTGATTATCATGGCACCAATTTAAGATTTACTCTCGAGGAAGAATCTCGTTATTATAAAGAATACATGTCCGGAGAGTATTTGACCGATCGTATTGCCTATGAGGGATCTAGTGTTCAAAGTCATGCCGAATACCAACAAGAACAGAGTATTTTAGAAAATAGAAAAAAAGAAATATACGAATTCGTAAAAGATTTTGCCAACGAAAACACAGTCGAATCGTTACTGGACTACGGCGGTAACCACGGTGAAGGAATTCCTGATCAATTTGCTCATGCACGATGTTATGTGCTTGAAACAGAAATTAGAGAACACAACAAAAAAATTACCTATATTGGCAAAGATGATATTTGTGAACCAATGGATTTGATTATTTGTAGCCATGTTCTTGAACATGTAAGCGATATCAATTATCATATGAAAAAAATGCGCAACATGCTAAAATTAAAAAAATTTTTATACGTTGAAGTGCCAAACGAAAGAACAGCACAAAGCATGGATGGTCGAAAGTTTCACGAACACATAAACATGTTTAGTCAACAAAATCTAGAATTTTTATTTGATTTGCACAATTTTGATATTGTAAGAAAAGCCACTGGTGGAAATCATTACGGCAATGTTTTTTGCGTTTTAGGACAGGCTCGATGAAGATTGCAATAGTTGGAAGCAATGGCTTTGTGGGCAGTTCTCTTGTTTCTTTTTTATCTACCAAGTTTGATGTTTCTCCTGTCACTAGCCGCTTGATTAATTTATTAGACAATCAACAAACAAGAGATTTTTTAAAGACCAACAAGTTTGATGTTATAATTAATGCTGCTGCTAGAATGTCAGATCCAGTTTTGATCAACGACACTCACAACAATCTTGGATTGTTTATGAACTTGTACAATAACCGGAACTGGTTTGGTAAAATGATCAATTTAGGCAGTGGTGCAGAATTTGATCGAACCTTGGATATCAATAATATTGATGAGGAAGAAATATACAATCGTATGCCCAAAGACAGTTACGGATTTGGACAGAATATCAAAAGTAGATTGTGTTATGACACTGACAATTTTTATACACTGAGAATTTTTAATTGTTTTGGATCTGGCGAATTGACCACTCGAGTGTTTCCGCGGTTTTTATCTTGCACAGACTCTTTTACTATTACACACGATAGATATTTTGATTTTTTCAGCATACAAGATTTATGCGCTGTTGTAGAACATGTGGCAACTACTTCCAACATTGCTTTCAAAGATATAAACTGTGTATATCAAAACAAATTGTTGATAAGCCAAACAATAGAAAAATTTGCCAACATCCATAATCAAACTACTCCAATACAAGTAGTGTCAGTTGGTGATAAAAACTACACAGGAAATGGAGACAAGTTAGCCAAATTGAATATAAAATTAAGTGGATTAGAAAACGGATTTAAAAACTACCTATGACAAAAATTGTATACGTAACCGGTTGCCTAGGGCTCATTGGCGCAGCCGTAACTAGAAAACTTTTAGACCAAGGACATTATGTGCTAGGTGTAGATTGCGAGACCTATGCCAGCAACCGTGAGTTCTTGGATGAATTTAAACAACATTCTCGCTTTAAATACATCAAAAGCGATATCAACGACCTAGAAAGACTAGTCGACTGTGACTATGTAGTAAACACCGCAGCGGAAACACATGTAGATAACAGTATCGTTGGATCCGCTGTTTTTTTAAAAAGTAACATTAACGGTGTACATCACTTGCTTGGTCTGATTCAGCAAAAAAGCAGATTCAACATGCCTACCTTGATTCATTTTAGCACCGATGAAGTATACGGTGACATTGTGGAGGGAGCGCATGTGGAAACGGATTTATTAAAACCCAGTAATCCGTATTCGGCAACCAAGGCCGCAGCTGACATGTTGGTACAAGCTTGGGCGCGAACATTCAACATTCCATATGTGATAGTTCGACCAACCAACAATTACGGAATTGGTCAGTATGTGGAAAAACTAATTCCAAAAACTGTCAAGTATTTGCAATTGGGTCGCAAAATTGATTTACATGACCGCGGTCAACCTCGCAGAACATGGTTACACATTAGTGACACAGCTCAAGCTGTACACACAATTATTCAATCCAATGTCAAGAACGAAATCTTTAACATCTCAGGCAATTACGAAGATTCCAACTTGAATGTGGTTAATAAAATATTTGATGAATTTGACATCCAGTTTGATTATGCGCAACACATAACAGATTTGGCTCGACCTGGACAGGATGTGAGATACGCTATTGATGATAGCAAGCTAAGACAGCTAGGTTGGCGTCCACAGGCCAACTTTGATACAGAGATCGCTAGGATTGTTGAATACTATCGTCGGAACTTTGTGTGGTAGGAACTTCAATCCAGGTATAATCACCCAACCATTTTACCTTGGCAATGTAAGTGTAGTGATCTGGAGGCCCAGTTGTCCAATCGCTGGGTCCTTGGTGTGTTAGTCTAGTGTTATCAATCTTGTTGTCAAAACACAACCAATAACATTGTCCGTGATAGATTTGAAAATCATATTTTGCAGCGTGTACAGCGTCTGTTATTTCTAATCTACGTTTTAATTCTGCTGCCTGTTTGGTAAGAACATTTACTAGATCCATGATACGATTATATTCTTGCTCGGCATGCATGCGAGCAACATTGACCATGATGTCTTTTTGTTTTTCTACAGGAATTAAATCAAATTTTGGACCACCTGCTTCTGTTGCATACGGCGTAATATTTTTATTAAAAAATGCCACCAACGAATTATCAATGGTGGCATCATAACTGTTACGTCCTTTTGCTACATTACTTTTTTTCTTGGCCATTATCTTGACGAATTATAGTGGGTGTTTCGTTGCCAGGATTTCTTGTATTTGACACTAACCATCCACCGTAATTTAAAAATGCGGCAACTGGATAAGCTGTTACGGCCAATGTGACTGCCAGACAAACTCCGGTTAGTAAAAACAAAATACAAAATATTGTAAAAATAATTTCTAACATTAGATTCCAAAAACCAGACACTCCTATATCTATAGCGGAGTTTTCTGAATATCCAGAATTTTTTGACCTAATATGCATCCTTAAAGTTTCCACCTGCTCAATAAAACGCATTACTAAAATTTCTAAAATACCTCTGTACAACTCAGTCATAAATCTTGCTCCACTGTTTCAATTTGTTGGCTTTGTTTTCTATTGCTTGTGTTACTACGTCTGGTCTAACTAGGCCGTGTGCGGTTAGTAAATTGATCATGCATAACACGTCACCCACTTCTTGTTCCAATTTTTCTTGGTGCGTGACACCATCTTTGTGTTGATTGTCTATGCCAAATCTGAATATTTTGGAAATTTCTTGTATCACTTCAGCACATTCTTCTTGTGCGATCACAAGAATTTCTCTTTGTTTTTCATTCATCTATCAAGTCCATTTCTTCTATGATAGGCACCACTTGCCACTTAGCTCCTTCGACTAAATCTTCGATCATTGAGTAAGCAGCAGTTTCGGCTGCTTTTCTGGTGCGATAGGCATTTTCCATAATGCGATTACCGTCTTCAGTTTCGGCCATAGCAATGTAAATTTTCATATAACAATTATACTAGGTAAATTGATCTAAGTCAACTGCATTAATCGCGTTTTTTACGAGGGCTAGTATCTTTATCTCTTGATACTGGCTTTCTACCTGGAGGTTTGATTTTGACTCGTGTTTTTTCCGGATCAAACTGTTTGAGTTCTTTGGCTGTTACTTCTTGATCTTGTTCATCTTGTGGATCATAATTTCTATCTACTACATTTCCGTATTGATCAACAAGTATAACATCTTTTTTACCTGTTCTGCCAATACCTCTAGTCAGTGTCACTGCCATGATTCTAATGCCACGAATACCAAGAGCTTGGCTGTTCCTATTACTATCGTTGCGCAACAACCAAACCATTAAATGACTTTCGGGTATTTCGTCTTTGGTAGTAATTACAGCATGGCATTCGACCTTTACTTGATTGCCATCTTGTACAAAGTGTTCTGGTTGAAAAGTTTGTATGATAATTCCGCCTTGGGGATTTAAATCACTGCCGAAGATTGCACTCATGGCCTCCTCTTCGGTTGGTTCAACTACTATTTCTTTACTTAAAGCAAATATAGGTTTGGCTTTGGAAGAGTCCTCTAGTTTTCTTAATTTAACTATGCCTTGCTCTCTTAAATTATCAATTATAGCTCTAGCTTTTTGTCCAAATAAGGTATCTGCACTTTCCCAAGATTCTGCGTTTAGTTTTTTAATTGATATAGGAAGATTCCTGTCTGGACTGATTAATACCACATCGGCTTTTTTTCTACCTTTGGCATCTCTCCCGGAAATGTCTACTTGGTTGCAGTTATTGATAGTTAAAGATTTGCCCCGAGGATCTACAAATGTTATATTTGCCGTTCCATATTTTTCAATTACACTTTGCAATATTCCTGCCAGTTCTATTTCGTTGGCAACACCGGCACTTTTATCGCCTTGAATTCCTTTGTCTTTTACAAGTAAGATTACCGGACTTTGCCAAAATTCCACATGACCAATGCTGCTTATGTTTCGATAAGGGCTGTATCTTGCCTGCACATCAGGGTTAGCTGCATTTACAATGTCTGCTAAATCTTGAAGAACTTTGAGTCTGAAAGCATCTTTGTTTTGTTTATCTGGAATTTGAACTAGCACTGCAACTTTGTTTCCAGAAATTTTTAGATCGGTGTAGCCGTTTTGAGCTAGTATGTCTTGTATTTCTTGCTTGGTAGCAGATTCTGTAATGATGTTTATAAACTGGCGCATAATAACGTATTTACCGGTTTTATCTATTCTTATTATTGATGTTGCATCGCAATAAATATTTACACACTCAAGGAGAATCAAAAATGGACTGGCAAAGTCTAGTAGAACGCCTACATGAAATGTTTCCTGTACAGGGAAAAAGTGATTTAGAACAATTTATCGAGAGTAAAAATCCACAAAACGGCGCAGATGTAGAACATTGGTTACAACAATGGACCTATCACACTCATAGAGATTACCTAGGCTTATAATCTCTCAATATCATCCTCTACACACTGTTCCCCATACTGTATTTCAATAATAGTACAAGGCTTGGTAAAAGGATTAGTAAGTTGATGCCAGGCATAGGCAGGCACACGCCATTCGTCATATTTTTCAAGTATTTTAGGTGGCTTACTCATGTCTCCAGGCAAAGCCATGTTGATCATGCACATTCCCGATGTAACCATCCAATATTCGCTGCGATGTTGATGACGCTGCATACTCAGAGTTTGACCTGGCCTAATTGTTAAAGTTTTGACTTTAGCACCAGGTATCTCGTTTAGTACAGTGTAGGAACCCCAGGATCTTTCGACTTCCAATGAGGTCCAACGCCGTAATATATCGCTGCTGCTATTTTTTTTACTGTCGCCACCTATTCCAAACACAAACTCTACACCTGATTCTGTCAGTTCAGGAATGTTATCCTTAGTGCGATCACCACCGTTGGCAAATATTAATCTTGCATCAGGATAATGGGCTCGTACCTGTTGGATAAAATGCCTAGCCGATCCGTCTTCATCATCAAAAGTATAAACTTCATCTACCATGGCCAGATTATTAATTACACAAAGACGTTCGTTCCATGGCATAAAAGCTCGACCTTTTTTGCGTTCAAGCCATTCGTCGCTGTTAAGTCCTACGATTAACATGTCGCCAAGTGTCTTTGCTTGTTTCAAGTATAAGATATGCCCAGAATGAACCGGGTCAAATCCGCCAGTAGCAAGTACAATTTTCATTCTCGTATTCTATGGAAGTCTTTGTCTAACCAGGTTGTAATTATTTCTTCTTGTCTAACATACCCGTAAGTGTTTATACAATTTTCAACACTTTCATTAACAAGTTTAAGATCAATTAAATCGTGCCATGTGGTAATTTGCGGATCCATTGGCTCAATTTCACTTTTATAAACGGCAATATACAACCACATATCGTTTTCTTTTTTATAAAAATATGCATCTCTACAATCAAACCCGTTGACTGCTAACATGTACATGAGATTTACTATGTTATGATTGTAATACCAACCGTTATGACTTATATTATTAAGCCTATTATGTTTGTAATGTATTGCCTGAGGAATTGTGAGTATAAGCATCCCATTTACACTCATCATTTCGTTCCATTGGCGTAACGTGCCTATTGGATTAGTAATAAATTGAAAATTATCATGACACCACAATAGATCTATTTGTCTTGAAATAAAACGAACTGGATCTTCCAAATTAGCTTCAATTACTTTCACATTTTGTAAAGCACTAACTTCAGTTCTAATTTTTTTTGCATTTGATGTTACGGCGTAACATAGATAATTTCTTGGTTCTGGTGGATCGTCGCGTGTTTCTACCTTGGCCCACCATTCTATATTTGATCCATCATCACTACCAAAATCTGCAATAACTTCAAGACTATCTAAAAAAGTATCGTACTCATAAAGTAAATCTCTAATAAATTTTGTATGCTTAAAACTTTCTAAAGAATTTTTAAACAGTGCCATTTTGCAATACCTCAATAACAATTTTTTCTTTTAAGGGTTTGAGCCTAGATTCCAGCTGATAACAAGCTTCAGCCAATTCATGCTCAGACCCCCAATTTAGATTGTGAATTAAATTCACTGCCCACCGACCGCATGTGTCTTTTTCTATTTGTATATCTACAGCATTATTTTTTGGGCGGGCAGTATTACATAGAGCCCATTCATGTAACAATTTTTTAGCGTATTCTTTGTGATCCATTATACCACAATATCTTCCATGCCGGCTGTTCTTAATCTTACCACATGACCAAGCATAAAGTTTTTACTTTCCAGGCCTTTCATAACTCCAAGCCATTTGTTCCTAAGCAAAGCAACTTCGTTAATGATAGTTTCAAAGTCAATGACTTCGTCTTCACCATCTGTATATTTCTCAGCGTCGCGACTTGTAAGAGCTCGGGCATAAGATTCCAAGTACTTTTGAAAATGCTTTCGTCTAATCTTGCGAAGTTGTATATTAAGATAGTTAAGTACA